CGGAAGCATGGCCTTGTGCTGGCCCCGGTAGTAGTCCCAATGCCGCCGATACATCTCCAGCCGCTCGTCTTCGATTGCTTTCATGCGCTGTAGGAAGATAACGCCCTCAGTGTCCATCCACTACGTCCCTACCCCCGCCTACTCTCGCCGCCCTAGCCCCATACCAGCCCCGACAAGCGCCGCGTTATCCCTGTTTGGAGGGCCGTTGCCACTGGGCGATCATCTGTGCCCGCTTCTCGTTGACGATCTTGACGGCGTGCTGCTCATCACGGGCAAACACCACGCCATACACCCCGCCCTTACCACTACGACCAGACCACACACTCACTTCGCCCGACAATGCCTCCCACCGATAATGGACACGCTCTACTGGCTCCGAATTGCCGCTCCAGTCCATCGTTACGCGAAACGCAGCATAGCCATGCGCCAGTGGTTCAGCATTCTTGTCCAAGTCGTATTCCTCGACCTCCGCATTGGACGGTCCCAGCCACTCGACAACAGCGTCTGCTAGTTCCCGCGTGCTGTACGCCGCGAGAATGCGGTAATCGCTGTACTCGCCCCGCGTCACGATGTACACCTTAGCCACAACTCACCCCCACAATATCGGTCGCTGCGAAGCATCCTCGCCGCGTGCCTCGCAAGCCTCTTTGTAGCACTCCGCGCAAAAGTGCTTCTTGGCCCAGCGCTTATGCCGCTCACTGTCATTGTGTACAGAGGCATCCCGCTCGTGTGGCATCAGTGGCTCTTCACTGCCGATTGAGCGATACGACCGCCTGAAACGCTGCCGCCGCGCTATCCCACTGGTCATCGTGCGCGGCGTTCGGCACGGCTGTGATCTCGTCCAGCCAAGCACTGTTCCATGCCCCGCGCACTAGTTTGACATTCTGTGCCTCAGCCTGCGCCAGAAACGGCATAGCCCGCGTGATCTTGTCGCCTGTTGGGGCCGTGGCCCTGGCTGCGTAGCCCGCCAGTTGCGCTATCAGCGCCCTCACAAACAGCTTGCCGCTTGATCCCGGCTCTTGCTCCAGGTGTATCCGCACGTCCACGCCGTCTGCGTGCGCCGTGCGCTTGACCAATGCCTCGACTTCACCCGGCCCCGCCCGCTCTCGTATGACATGCTCGACGTAGTATGCGCCTCCCGACAAGGCCATCAGCGTGCCCACGGTATAGTCTGGGTCGCTCTTGGCGCTCTTTTTCTCCGTCGCCGCAAAGTCCCAAGCCCGTACCCGGTCTTCCACGGGCTGCGGCACAGCGCCAACAATCGGGAACCACTGCCGCTTGGCTAGACTGCCCTCAATGGGCTTCGGCCTGCCCTGATACTCCGCTGCCCATGCATAGGAGCCGATGTCGCGCTTGGTCTTGTCTAGCGCGTCCAGGCTGAACCGTCCAGGGCACAGCGGCTCACCTATGGAGCGCCCCAGCGGGTCGGGCGTTTCGTCTGCAACAGCAGGGAAGCGCAGCACAAGCCACTCCCCCTCATTCTGCTCCAGAATCCGCGCCGCGAGGTCGTCCGTGTGCCAGCGGGTCATAATCAGCACAATGGCCCCATCTTCCCACACGCGAGGCCGGAACGTCGTGCGCCACCACTGCCAGACCGAATGCCTGTGCGCGTCTGACTGCGCCTCTTCCCAATTCTTGATCGGGTCATCAATGATCGCTAACCGCGCCCCGTGACCTGTGATCGGCCCGCCCACGCCTGCCGCGACAAGCACGCCGCGATGGTCGGCAATGCGCCACTGTTCCGTGGCACGAGCCTCTTGGGTGATCTGCGTCCCAGGGAACAGGTTGCCGTAAGCCTGCGATTCGACGACGCCCCGCGCCTTCTTGCTATTGGTGAAGGCAAGGTTGGCCGCATAGCTCGTGAGGATAATAGGATCGTCGGGATAGTGCCCCAGCCAATAGGCGGGCAGCCTCACGCTCACCAATTCGGTCTTGCCATGCTGCGGGGGTGCAAACAGCATCAGGCGCTTGACATCACCAGACACAACGCGGTCAAGCGTCGTCGCCACAAGCTCGTGGAAGCGTCCTGCCCTGTACTTCGGGAATGTGTATTCGGTAAACCGCAGCAGCGATTTACGAGCTTCCCGGCGTCTCAGCAGCTCTTGCGCCGCGTCCTGCTGCGATAACGGCAAGCTCGTCATCTGTCAAGTCCTCTGCTCGCGTCTTCTGCTCCAGTTTCAGTTGATCCGGCGTTAGCTCCAGGTGCTTTGCCAGCAACGCCAACGCCCCCTGCGCATCGTAGACCTCTATGCTCGAATTGCGCCCCCTGTTGTGACTGATGCGTCGGATTAGATGTCCCTGCTCCTGCACGGCCTGCCAGTCAATCGCGCCCGTCTCTGTTACAAACCGTGAGATATCGGCACGAGCTTGGTCTGCGAGCCTGTGCAGCACTTCATCGGCAGACATGGCAGTTTCACGAATGCGCTTGTCAATCTCGGCGGCCACGATATTAACTTTTATTAACCGACAGCTCATGACCGCGGGATTTTTGTACCCGGCTCGACGTGCGGCCTCTGCCCCATTCCAGCATTTCAGGTATTCCTCTATGAACTTGCGTCGCTTGGGCGTAAGCCTTGCCATCCGCTTCTCATCTCACCTTTGGCCCCATCGTCATACACACCGCATACTGCTTCACACCACTAGGCCGCTGTGCCTTGCTGACTTGTAGCACTACATTGCACCAAGGCAACGTGCGGGCAAGCGTGTAGCGCGTCTCAATGCCGCCGTCACGGAGCCGCTTGACTTGCTTCTGCATTCGTCGCCTCGGCATTGTCATGCTGGCCTGAGTACCACTGCCGCCAAGCGGAGTTGTCGCCGTTGTCTACGAGGCTGACCGTCTCACATGGCGGCCACGTCAGGTCGTCGCTCTCTGGCGCGTGGTCATTGGCACTGTCATCCTCAACACGTCGCAGCACCCCGCCAGGGCCGCGCTCGTAGCCTTCGGGCGGCTCCTTTACCAGATACCCCTCGGCCTCGGCTATCTTGAGCAGAATACGGCCATGCAGCGCAACGACGTTGCACAAATTGAGCAGTCGCCCGTCAATCCGCCGCAGAATCTCTAGCAGTTCGCTCACGATTCCCCCCCTTCACGCCACGTAAGCCCAGCCGACACCCGCATGATGACACAATCCGGCACACGCTTTAGCACCCGCTCAAGGAGGCAATGCTGCTCTTCCCAATCGGCAAGTCGCTCTGGCAACCTCGCCACGATGTTGTGCCAGATCAAGGCACGCCGCATGTCTGGCACCATAACGCGCAACGCCTCGCCCACCGTCGCCACCAGTCGCCCTACGGCCTCAACGAAGTCCTTCATTACAGGCTGTACAGCGTCCGCCCACGCACGCAGATCGTCTACCGACCAATCCTCACTGCCACGGATAGGAGGCGGGACGCTTGCGCTCTCCCCCATTGTCTTCCCCCTCACCTTCGCCACCGCTCCAGCTCTTCCGCCCTCTCTAGTGCTGCCTTGACGTGCTGAATCGCAGCCCCGTCGTCAATCATGCCCGCCGTTACGTGCAGCGCCGTCCAGCCGTGAATCTGCGCCAAGTTCCCCTTCTCGCAATCGCGCCGGATGCCCTGCCCTGTCGTGTGCCCGCTCTTGACCCAGGTGGCTCCCTGGACCTCCAGGCACACCCAATAGTCCGGCCAAGCGAAGTCCCAACGGTAGCGGCGTCGTGGCACGCAGGGATACTCTCGGACAAACTCTCCGATGCCCTCTGCCCGCAGCAGAAGCTCAAACTCACCGTTTAGGTCGCGGCTCTTGCGCTTCGCCACTTAGGGCGTCGCTCTCTCCCCCTGCTTGCCAGTTGTACGTCACCCGATCCTCAAACTCTTGCTGCTTGGCCGCGTTCCAGGCATCGACAGGGCGCAGATAGCCCACGATGCGCGAGTAGACCTCACAAGGAACGCGCCGCGTCATGCGTCACCGTATGGATTCCAGTTGAGCAGCAAGGCACACGCGCAAAGCGCGGCAAGTCCGGCCAGCACAAATAGCCCGATCAGCGTCCAGTCGGGGCCAATCGGCGGCGGGGGTGGCGGCTCAGGCGTCGGTGTAGGTTCTGGCGTTGGCTCAGGCGTGGGGATAGGCGTCGGTTCGGGAGTAGGCGTTGGCTCCGGCGGCACTTCCACCGGATCACCCAGGCCCACCGCTGCCCAGGCGTTAGCGACACTGGCATACTTGCGGGCATCGCCAGGGTACAAGTCCTCCGCCGCCAATCGCATGGCCTGCGCCGCTTGTGCATAGGTCGCAGCGCCAGGGAGATAGAGCCGCAAGGCCCGCATCCACACCCGCGCCGTGGCCTCTGCGCCCATAGCTGGCACTTCGACGCCGTACTTCTCGCCGCCCTCGATCATCAGGTATCCGGCGTGTGAGCCAATCGTCGAATTGTGGTGGACGCGCCAGCCCTGCGTGCCGCTGTCCGTGTACTCGCTGATATGGTCTGGATTGCCCGTCGCGTGCGGGTTGGCAATGTCACGCAGCGAATCGCCCGGCTTGTTGGGCGTGTAGCAATCCTCTCCCATCTGGTAGTTGACGCCCTCGACCATCGCGCCGAACAGGTCAGAGTATGCCTCGTTCAATGCGCCAGACTGGTCCCTGTAGTCCAGGCCGCGAGGCTGGCCGTCTGCCCACAGAATCGACCAGTACGTGACCGCGTGCTGCCACTCGTGCGCCACCACGTCCAGGGCAAAGGCGAACGGCCCAAATTGCTCCCCGTCACCGTCGCCAAGCACAATCTGGCTGAGGCTAGGCATAAACGCGGCATTGCTCTGGACGCAGCCAAACACCCCAGGCACTCCGCCATGTACCGTCGTCACCAAAGGAGCGCCAGCGTTATCGAAGCTATCTAGGCTATGTAGCTGCCAGTAGTAGTCATAGACGATCCCCGCATGGTTGTGCGCCGCCTGCGCGATGTCATCCACGTTCGGCACAACAGGCCCGCCCTCGTCAAGCCACAGCGTACCCGGCAAATTGCGGCAGTAGTCGGTCGAATACGTCCGGCGATCCCGCGCATCCTGCACAGCAGGCCACTTGTCAAGCAGCGTTCCCGTGTGCGCGTCTACCAAACCAATCTCGATGTCCGACTCCACCCACCAGCACAGCCGATTCTCAGCGCCCAGGATCACCAAGCGAACGTGCGGACAACAGCCACGCACATACGATTGTGCCGCGCTTGCGGCAATGCGAGGCTCCGTGGATACTGTGACCTCGTGCTGCTGGCCCACTGTCGCTACGGTATAGTCGCCCGCCAGCCGCACGGACCTTGACCCGTCGATGACCTCGATCCCGTCAACCGTCTGGTGCAGACGGATGACCGTTACGGGCGTATTGGCCCGCGCAATGGACATGGACAGCGCCACCGCAAGCGCAAGCAGCGCCAAGCAGACAACAGCAAATAGCCTATTCCGCATCCTTCCTCGGCCTCCCCGCTCCTGGTCGTGCTCCGCCATGCCGCTTGATGAGCTGCCCCTCGTCTGTATCATCTACCGCAAACGTGATGAACAGAGGCCGCTCAGTAAAGTCCAGCAGCTTCGTCGCCTGGTCCTTCTCGCACTGCGGCAGGTGCAGCTTGACAATGATCGTCCCATCCGCACAGAAGCCCACGGGCATCCCCGACTGTGCGAGGCACCCGCGAACTACCACGCCGTACTCTTCGTTTTCATCCATCCGTTGAATATCCCCCCTCGACCCGTCGCGCCACCCGGCGGGCATGGACGCCGTAACGCCCTCTCGTTATCGCCGTGGCCGCGTATGCGACTGGCTACCCCATCTCCCTGCTTCCCCCACGCGCATATGCGCCCCTCACCAGTCAGCATTCGCGGTCATCTCTGGTCATCACCAGCCGCCTCGCCGTAGATAAGTGCTACCTGTGCCCCCGTGACGCCGCTAACGTCCATTCGCCCGTACAGACGGGACCGATTGCCATGTATGGCCCGTACCGCTTGCGGTGGACATCTGACGCTGCGTGATAGTGCGCATTGTCGGCCCGCGTCTCATATGGGCTGTACTGCAACAGCGGCTCAACGTAGATGTCCTCAAAAGCGCATCCGTCCGATGAAAACGCGGGAGCGTCGTCATCCGGGGCGTCGCCGTTGTTGCTG